CATTGTGAAACAAGCCCCCACCCCTATCGAACCCGGTGGGGGGGTGGGGCTGTAGCTACCCACTCCCCCCCACGAATTTTTTCCCAATTCGCAATGTTGCGTATAATGCAATTGACATGCCCGACTAACGGGCTATGCTCCTGTCTACCGCCACCGACACGCAAAAGGTCGGGGCGTTAAAACTCCCCTCACGGCTTCGGGCGTGGGGCGCAGGGCCGGGAGAGACCTCGGCCCTTGCTTTTTGTGACGAGAAACCATGAGCAACCCAGACCTTAAAATCGTCGGAGAAATCAAGCCGCCCGGCTACAAGGACCCGGCCACGATGCTGCGGAACCTAGCCAACAACATTGAAGCGGGCACCTACGGCGAAGTGTCTACCGTCGCGGTGGCGCTGGCTGCTGAAGAGGGTTACGAGACCTTCGGTGGAGGGCTTCACTCCTCGATGGAGCATTGCGCCTTCCTGTTCGCCACTGCCGCCGCTCGGATGCACGCCATACCGTGGAAAACGGATTGACGACGGGTAGGATTTGAAGCATGATCGCGGCGTCCAAGGAAGTACGTGCAATTTCGCAGACCCAGACGGGCTAGGGGTCGGGATGGCGTTGGTCCGCTGTCTCGGCCCTTGCTTTTTGTAGGCCAATCATCTTATCTATCCCTCATGACCAAGTTCAAAGCAGAACACGGCAGAGGCGGGCGCCCCCCCAAGGCGGAACTCCAGGCAGTCCGCACGAACCTTGCTGACTTCATCGGCAAAAACTCGAACAAGCTTGAATTGTGGCTTGATGAGATTTACGAGCGGGATGGTCCGAAGGTCGCGTTTGCCTGTTTCACGGACCTTCTGGAATACTATGTTCCCAAGCTGGCCCGCCAGGAGCATACGGGCGCTGATGAGGGGCCTGTGGAGCTGTCTATCAAGTGGTCAACCGACGCGAAATAGTTTTGGACTACGCCCCACGTAAGGCGTTCCTCCCGTTTCATAAGCGCACACAACGCTGGTCCTGCCTTGTAGCGCATCGCCGGGCGGGCAAGACGGTCGCGGCGGTCAACGAGATCATCAAACACGCGGCGTTGAATACGACCGGCACGGGCCTGTATGGCTATGTGGCTCCGTATCGCAGTCAGGCCAAATCGATTTCGTGGGACTACATGAAGCGGTATGCAAGGCCGCTGCTGAAATCGGTCAATGAGGCTGAACTTCAGGTAGACCTGATCAACGGCAGTCGGATTCGGCTGTTCGGGGCGGATAACGCTGACGCCATGCGCGGCTTGGGTTTTGATGGCGTCTATATGGATGAGTATGGCGACTTTAGGCCGAGCGTCTGGGGTAACGTCATTCGGCCTGCATTGTCGGATAAGCAGGGCTGGGCGGTGTTTGGTGGCACACCCAAGGGCAAGAACCAGTTTTGGGAAGTGCTACAGACGGCCAGGATGAACCCTAAGCAATGGCATCATCTGATCCTGAAGGCATCGGAGAGCAAGATTCTGCCTGAGGAAGAATTGGAGGACAATCGCAGGCAGTTGTCCAAGGACCAGTATGAGCAGGAATACGAGTGCAGCTTTGAGGCGGCGATCCTGGGCGCGTTTTATGGCCTTGAGATGCGGCTTGCCAATGATGAGAAGCGCATTGGCAAGGTGGACTATGATCCGAGCCTGCCGACATACACGGCTTGGGACCTTGGATACCGCGATGATACGGCAATCTGGTGGTATCAGGTGCTACGCAACGAAATCCATGTGTTTGACTACCATGCGGTGAGCGGCAAGGGCATCAAGGAACTGGCCAAGATCGTTACGGACAAGAAGTATCACTACGAGAAGCACTTTTTGCCGCATGACGCCAAGGCGAAGACCCTTGCGGCGGAAGGCAAGAGCATCATTGAGCAGCTTGGGGAGTATCTTGGGCTGCAAAACATGGCGATTGTGCCTGATTTGAGCCTTCAGGACGGGATTCAGGCGGTTCGGAAGACCTTGCCGATTTGCTGGTTTGACGAAAAGAGGTGCTATGAGGGAATTGAGGCTCTGAGGCAGTATGAGCGTGAATATGATGAAGATAAGAAGGCTTTTAGGCCCACGCCCAAGCACAACTGGTGCTTTACGGGTGACACTGAAGTCTTGACACGTTACGGAACGCAACAGATTATGGACCTACCTGATAGCGGTGAGGTTCTGACATCATGTGGCTGGAAGCGATACACCAATCCGAGGATCACGCGGACCAATGCCCCTCTTGTGGAGGTCACGTTCGCAGGCGGGTATTCGGTGAAATGCACGCCGGATCATTTATTCAAGACGGTCAACGGGTGGAAATCCGCCGAATCCCTGACCCAGGGTATGCCGATCCAATCTTCCTTGATCCCCTCACCCAATATTTCGATGGAGGGCTTTACCGGATTTGGGAGAGCGACAAATACTTCAAGCGTGGCGGCAAATATCTCCACCGCGATGTTTGGCGGATTGCGTTTGGCCCAATTCCCGATGGCTGCCATATCCACCACCGCGATTCAAACCGGGCTAACAACCGACTGGAAAACTTGGAGTGCCTTCCGGCGGAAATCCACCTCCGCGAAACGCTGGCAGCCCAGCCAAAACGCATTTTCAGCGAAAAAGCGCGTTCAGCAGCCGCTGAATGGCACCGTTCGGAAGCTGGACGCCTCTGGCACAGGCGACACGCCGCACGGCAAGAGAATTGGACAAAATGGAAGCGTGAACCCAAGAATTGCCCTGAGTGCAATTCTGAATTCATGGCGCTCGTTCGGAAATCTGGCCATGAGCAAATTTATTGCTCATCTGCCTGCAAAGTTAAGGCCTACAGAGGGCGCGGCGCTGATTCAGCCGCCACGGCTCGTTATCGAGGGCGTAAAAAAGCTGAACGAGACGGCTAATGTCTGGTGCATGAGTGTTCCGGGCGTCGAGGAGTTCTCGCTTGCTAACGGCGCTTTGGTTCACAATTGTTCGCATCCGGCAGATGCGATGAGAATGCTGGCAATTTCGTGGAATAAACATCAGTTTTCAGAGAAAAAGACGCACAATCCACATACTTTGTTGGTTGGCGAAGAAAACTCGGCTACATTGAATGACATGTGGGCCTCCAGGCCGCGCCAAAGAAGGCAACGGATATGAGCGGCGTCAATTTTCCATATCGCTATCAGTATGAAAACGTCGCTGCCAGTCAGACCAATCAGGTCATGGGTGGCACGGGGGCTGCGGGGGACTATCTGCACCGGCTGGTTTGCGTGGTTAGCACGGCTGCGACGGCGCAGGTGCAAATCAAGGATGGCTCTGGCACGGCGTTTACCGTGCTGCCCAACTCGCCCGGCGGTGGTATTGGCACTTATGTCCTTGAACTGAACATGGTTTCGGCTTCGGGCGCTTGGCAGGTGACGACTGCGGCGGGTGTAGCGGTTACGGCGGTTGGCGTATTCTCGGCTTAAGGGCTAGGTCATGGCTGAACTGACTGCTACCCCCGCGCTGCAAAAATACCTGAACATTATTGGGCAATACAACCGCGAGTTCACCAAGTGGGAATCGCGCTCGACCAAGATCATCCGCCGCTACCGCGATGATATCCGCACGAACGGGGCGTCCAGTTCCGAAGCCGCCCGGTTTAACGTGCTGTGGTCGAACGTGCAGACGCTTGTGCCTGCGGTGTTCTCGCGCCTGCCAAAAGCGGACGTATCCAGGCGCTTTGCGGACCATGATCCGGTTGGCCGGGTGGCAAGCCTGCTGATCGAACGCGCCCTGGACTACGAGATTGAGCATTATCCCGACTTTCGGTCGGCCATGAAGAATGCGGTCGAAGATCGGTTCCTTGGCGGTCGCGGTGTGGCTTGGGTGCGCTATGACCCGCACATTATCCAAGTTGGCAGGCCCGAAGACGGATTCCAGATAACGGAAGACGTTGACGACGAGGGCGATAGCCAGCCGCAAGAGGCTATCGAATACGAGTGTGCGCCGACCGATTACGTGCATTGGCGCGACTTTGGGCATAACGTGGCGCGGACTTGGGAGGAAGTTACCCAGGTTTGGCGTTGGGTCTATATGTCAAAGCCTGCTTTACGTGAGCGGTTTGGGGATGAACTTGCCCGCAAGATTCCGACCAACGATACGCCTGAAGGGCTTACGAAATATGGGCAGTCCAGCAAGAGTGCAGATCAAGCCAAGATTTGCGAACTGTGGGACAGTGAGACGCAAAAGGTCTATTGGCTGAGTGAGTCTCACCCTGAAATTTTGGATGAGCGGGATGATCCGCTTGACCTTGAGGGCTTCTTCCCGTGCGCCAAGCCGCTGTATGCGACGACGACCACGGATAGCTTGGTCCCGATCCCTGATTTCGTGCTGTATCAGGATCAGGCTAACGAACTGGATATCCTGACAGACCGCATTGATGGTTTGATCAAAGCGCTTCGCGTTCGCGGTATCTATGACGCCTCACAGCCCGCGCTTCAGCGGCTTTTGACTGAGGGCGACAACAATACTTTGATCCCTACGGACAAATGGGCCGCTTTTAGCGAGAAAGGTGGCCTTAAGGGGACAATTGACCTTCTGCCCATTGACGCCATCGCGGCGACCCTGATCCAGTGCTATCAGGCCCAGGCACAGATCAAGGGCCAGATTTACGAGATCACAGGCATTTCCGACATCATTCGCGGCCAAACGGCGGCGAGTGAGACGGCCACGGCACAGCAGATCAAGGGCCAGTATGCCGGTCTGAGGCTTCGCGCCATGCAGGAGTCCGTGGCGCTGTTTGCGACCGAACTGATCCGGCTTAAGGCTCAAATCATCTGTTCGCAATTCCAAGAGGAAACCATCCTGCAATACGCGGCGGCACAGCAGTTGTCGCCCGAAGACCAGCAGATGATTCCTCAAGCCCAGCAATTGCTGAAGTCAAATCCGCTGCGAAACTTCCGCATTGAGGTTGCGGCGGATAGCCTTGTGCAGCTTGACGAACAGCAGATGAAACAAGAGCGCATCGAATTCATTGGTGCGTTTGGCAACTTCTTGCGTGAGGCTGTGATGGCGGGGCAACAGGTGCCTGAACTGACGCCAATGCTTATGAAGGTCATGCAGTTTGCCATTGGCTCGTTCAAGCAGGCCAGGACCATTGAGGGCGTCATTGACGTGGCGCTTCAGAAGCTAGAGCAGAAGCAGGCCCAACAGGCTCAAAACCCGCAACCTGATCCTGAAATGATGAAGGTCCAAGCGGAACAGCAGGGCGCTCAAATGAAGATGCAGGCCGATCAACAGGCGGCACAAATGAAGATGCAGTCCGACGCGCAGAACCAGCAGGCGCGTGTGCAGGCAGATATGCAGATTGAGCAAATGAAGGCTCAAATGTCTACTGAACTTCAGCGTCAAAAGCAGGAGTTTGACGCGCAAATGAAGCTTCGGGAACTGGCTCAACAAGAAGAATTTGATCGCTGGAAGGCTGAACTCGACGCGGCGACTAAGATCATGGTGGCGCGGATTGCGGCTAATCCTGGGTCAGATGTGACGCTCCTTGAGTCTCAGCAAAAGTCGGCAAGCGATATGGCCGAAAGCATGAAGGAAGTCATTTCGGGCATTTCGTCTACCTACAACGACATGATGAATATGCACGGGCAGACGATGGAGCGCCTAAATGGCGTCATGGAAAACCTGTCAGCGCCAAAGCGCCTTGTTCGTGGCCCCGATGGACGCGCCGTTGGCGTCGAAACCGTGCGCCCAAGCATCCAATAGGTGAGGAATGGCTGACAACGTAGGATATACACCCGGCGTAGGCGCGGAAGTTGCTGCTGACGACATCGGCGGTGTTTTGCATCAGCGGGTCAAGATCGGCATTGGCGCGGATGGCACGGCGGTTGACTTGTCGTCGGCCAACCCCATGCCAATTACGGCGTCGTCGGCTATTCCTATTTCAGCGTCGTCGGCTATTCCTATTTCAACGCCTAGCGCCATTGACGTTACGGTTGGCAATTTCCCGGCCACGCAAACTGTCAATGTTTTGGACCCGTCAACCCAGACTGCGTTTGGGCCCGTCACAGCGGCCAGCACGGTCCTGTTCAGCGCCGTGGACACGGCCAACGAGCGCACCATTGTTCTGCAACTGAGCGGGCTATGGGGTGGCGGTGTTTATCTTCAGGCGTCTCAGGACAACACGACTTGGTGGGCCTGTCAGGGGTTTGGTTCCTCCAGCGACGTAGTTTTGTCGGATACGTTCTACAATTCCGACATCATCACTGTTCCGGTGGTCGCCCGCTATTTCCGCGCCGTCACGACGCCTGACTTTAGCGGGTCGATCTCGGGTTCATATAGCCTTCGAGCTATTGACGTTCCGCCGTTCTGGAACAATTCGCAACTGGTTGCGGTGGATCCGTCCGTCACCATGCCTGTCGGCGGTGTGGACCCCAACGGCCATGTGCGGCGTATGGCGCTTGCCCCCTCTGGAGGCGTTTTCCCGGCGGACGGCACGACTGTAACCGGATCGCGGCAAGGGGCGTCTGTCGGCCCTGTAGTGCTTGTGGATACGGCGGGTTACGGCTCCATCGTCCTGCAACTGGCAGGCACGTTCACCGGCACCGTTTCGTTCCAGGCGTCAAATGACCTAACGACATGGACTTCTGTGGCGGGCTGGTCCGTTTCGGGCGCTGCGACACCCGTCACTACGACCACGGCTGTCGGCCAGTGGGTGTTTCCCGCTGCGGGTCGCTATTTCCGCGCCCAAATTACTACGGCAGGCACTGGCGTTCCGCTCGGCATCGTCGTCCTGCGGAACTTCTCCGCGTGGATGCCGCTATCTACCCCGGCTGTCACCGCGACGAACCTTTCGACCAACATTGCTCAGATTGGCGGCACTTCCCCGGTTACGGCGGGCGTGGCGGGTATGTTTGCCGTTGGCGGCAACATTGCAGAGGACACGGCAGCAACCTCTAACCCGCTTATTTGCGGCGGTGTCGCCCGCACAGCCTTGCCTGCCTCAACCCTGGCTTCAGGAGACGCCATACGCCAAACTTTTAGCGTGTCAGGGCAGTTGATTACCAAGGAGAATGCCCCCGGCGACCTTGATTTTTATGTCAACGCAACGGTGACGACCAATACTCAAACCGCGCTTCGGGCGGCGCAAGCATCGTCTATTCGGCAAAATGTCACCGGGTTGACGTTCCAGAACACCAACGCAACCGCCACCACGTTGACAATCCAAGACGGCGCTACAACGCTGATTACTTTTAGCGTTCCAGCCAGTATGACGCTGCCTGTTCAGTTAAATTTCCCGACGCCCCTGCGCGGCACGGCAGCAACCGCGTTGAACTATACCGCAGGAACAACGGGCGCAAACATCCTGCTAAATGTCATTGGCTTTAACTCCTACTAGGAAACCACCATGCTTCTTCAAAACGTCGTTGGGCAACCCTCTGCGGGGGGAAACAATGCCATTATCAACGGGCGATCCGGCCAACTTGGGGACGTTATCGTTTCCGAACTGCACGGGCGCTACTACGAGACCACCTATCGCGGTAATTCGTTCCTGCTGTCAGTCTCCACGGCTGCGGCAGTCACGGCTTACGCGGGCGCCGCGGCGGGAACGCCTATGCTGGCCTTGTTCAACCCGACTGGTAGCGGCAAGAACGCGGTCATTACCAAGGCCAGTGTCGCCAGTGTGGTCGCCGCTTCGGCTGCGGGCACCGT